CTATTCTTCTCTGAAATTCGGATGTCTATATAAGACTACTGTTTCCCCGTTCTCAATCTTTTCTTTTTTCAAAACTGTGAGCATTGATTGGTTTTCCATATAGTCGACATTTTCTTTTGCAAACGCAGACTTGCAATAATGCTGATGTTTATCTTTTTCATCTATGAATACAAAATATGTTTCGCCTGACCGCTCGTTTTTTATGATAAAGTCTGCATCGATCTGGCTATTTCCTCGCACTTTTTGAGCGTTGAACTGTGCAATTAAAAAATCACCTTCCAGTGTCTCTTTCAGGCCAATAATTGCATCTAATCGGCCTCTGATCCTTTCCCAATTCCGTCCGTTTTCAATTCTCCGGCCGTCCATTCTTCCATTCAGTAGTGCTGGAATCAGCTTTTCGCCATAATACTCGGATGAGCGAATCCCAAAATCAACGTCCCGTGCATACTGCATTCCAGACAAGTGGGGAAAGTCCTCAAAAGCAAACTTTAGCCGAATATGGAACGACTTGCCACGTCTGCCGGTTACAATGTGATATTCAGTTTTGCTCAATCGTTCCCATTCCTGAGCAGCCTTTACAAGTAGACACATTTCGACATTTCCCCTAAAAAAAGCGGAACTCTGAATCCAGAGCTCCGCAACAGCGTTTTCTTTCGGGTTTACCCCTACATCAGCCTGTGGAAACCGCTTAACCCTAATACAAGACTCCACAAGTGTACGGATGCTGACCCCATCACTTGCTTCAACGTCACGGCAGACAATCATGTTGTTGCCTACTTAGAGTATATGCACTTCTGCCTATTTTGTCAATGAGAATTCACGAAATTTCTTTATCTCAGACAGCCTCATCGCAATATATGCAACAAGAGCGGAGGAATCGCCCTCCGCTCTTCGCTTTTATTTAGATCGACGCCACCGCTCAAAACGCCGATCTTCTATTTTGCAATGGCATAGCTTTCAGTATTCTTTAGCGGCAAAAATCAGAACGTAACTCCGCGTTCTGCACAGAGGTCTTTCAAAAGTGCTACCGCTTTGTCAAGCCCCATAGCATGATCATGGATATCGTTGTTTGACGGATAGACCAGGCAATTAGAGCGATAGTCTAAAACCTGGTATCCAACGATTCGTTCACCATCCAAAGTGTGAACATAGCCCCAACCATCGTGATTATACCGCTGATAACCTTTCTGGAATGAATAACCGGCCTCGTTAGCCTTTTTTCTCAATGTGGAAAGTGAATACTGCATAAGCAAACCTCCTGAAATTTATGGTTTGAGCAGTGTGCTTATGTTGTGGTCTGTTGTTTTATAGTGTTTATACGCTATGCCATCTTGCAAACGTCCTATAAATGCCCCTCAGAGGCCGCAGGAGCGCTTTCGTCACGCTCTATGGCTTCGTCTATAGCTCGGTTGATAAAGCCGTTCACGCTCTCGCTATGGGCTTCTGCGTGGGCTTTGATAATATCTTTCTTACCCTTTGGAAAACGAACAAGCACCTTATCATAGGCCTTATCTTCGTAACGCTTAATGCTTTCGTAGCTATTTTTTCCGCCCAATAGCAACACCTCCTTGTTAGTTTATTATACATTTTATTGCGTTAGATATCTATATGCAAATAGCACAAGTATATACCGATATCTTTATGCTAAATGCCATCTTGCATATAGCTATCTATATGCTATAATACAACCATGCAAGACAGTGAACCTGATCCGAGCATAAGAAAAGACCTCTGCATCACCGCCGATCAAAGCCGGATGCAGAGAGCCACCAACCACCACAGGAGGATTGACAAGGAGGCCACAAAATGGATGCACAAACCCAGCTAGTAGCAGAACTTTATAAAACGCTCAATGATGCGCAAAAACAGGAAGTCTTGAGCATGATTGATACTTTACTAAGTCAGCAATTAAACGATCAACAATCGCTTGATTCTCATTCCGCTGCTACGGAAAATCAAGATAGCATCGCATGAGAAAGGCTCCATGTCCCAGCCGACCAAAGCAAGACACGGAGCCACCACCAACCACCACAGGGAGGCCGGTATCGGTATTATACCGACCTCCCGCCAAGAAAACAAGGAGGAAATATGAGTTATTTATCTGAGCTTACCGCACATGAGCGCCTAACTGTCGACAATGCAACGCTCGACATGTTTACCGCTTTCGAAAACGGATCAGACTTGATCTATGATATTTGGGAGCAGTATTTTTCTGATAGGGAGCGAAAAAATATCGAATCGAGAGACTTAGAATTCATTGGTCGCATCCTGTATTCTGTCTACGATAGAATGTCAAACGCCATCCGCGACTATCACTTGATGCTCGGGCACTATGACGCACCGGGCGTGCAGTGCTTTATAGACACAGCGAAACGCGCTCAACTGACGATAGATGCTGTAAAAGCGAGCGAACACGCGCGGAATGAAATGCGAACAGCGGCTTATGATCTCGACGATGCAGATGCAATTAAACTTCTGACAGGTAAGGGGGCAAGCGCATGAAACTTCTCTACTGCGCCCGCTGTAATACACCGCTTATGAACGCCGCCACGGTGCATATTTGCCCGTGCTGTGGGGCTGCGTACCGTCAGCGCGGCACGCACTTTTCCTTCGTCGCTGATCTGTCCGGCGTATCCGTCAAAGAGCCAATGCAGAGCATGGAGGTCACACCATGAACGCTAATGATAGATTCTACCCGGTCGTGCAAACGCCGGTCGGAAAGGTGCTGCTCATAGGCGCTACCATGACCGTCGAGCGCGAACGTGAGCTTTTCGGAAAGAAGGTGAAAACAGATGAGCGAGCAGGTACACACAACTGAGCAATTAGATTTGCAGGAGTTGAAAGAAGAGATTATCCGAAAAGTTATGATGCTTCCCGACAAAGATGTAACCGAGATGCTTGAATTTGTTAAGGCACTAACATAATTAAAGAGGACTGCACAAAACGGTGCAGTCCTCTTCTTTACTCTGAGCAAACCTTTCCTCGCTTTGCATGGTTCTTGAGTCCAAGTTCTTCTACTGTCAATGTGCAAGTTGTGATTACGCACGGTTCTCCCTCGTTTGTGAGCGGCCCATCCGGAAGTTCAATAGGCTCGAGGTTCGCAAAAGTTCCGCGATCTCTTCTTTACTAAGCTCGCAAAGCGGGTGTTCAGAATTGCTTTTGGTTCTCATCTACTGCCTCAATTTCCTGTTATTCTGCCGTCTGCAGCTCCACAAGCTGATGGATCACTCGTTCCAGTCGGTCGAGCACGATATCATAGCCGAAGATAAACATTTGCAGTCTCCTTTCCTGTTAATACAGCAGCACGGGCTTACCGGCTGCGCGCGTCATGTTGTTGATGTTGGGGACGACCACGCGGGCAAGCGTCTTACCATCCACAACGAGGTTCACATTGATGGGCTCGCGGCTGCCCTGTGCCATCGCCTCCATAACGGCCTGCTTGATGGTCGAAAGCGGCGCTTCGACGTTCGTTCCGCTCTTCTGGTCGCCCAGCACGGCAAGAAACTTTCGGTTCGGCGGGATGACCGCACCGCTCGCAAGCGCTGGGATCTCGTTATACACAGGCGCATTGCCGTCTAAGCTCTGCGCCGCCACGCGACGGCTGCGCGCCGGTGCCTTTGTTGATACGCGCGTACCGGTAAAACCGGACGTTGCTTTTCTGACTTTGGAATCGTCCACACTATCAACGAAGAATTTGAGCGCAAGGCCAATCGCCGCCGAGATGATGAACGCCGTACCGGCGCTGACGATGCCCAGCGCCGCAAGGCCAACGCCGAGAACACCGGCCAGCAGTCCAAGAAGTACGCTGCGCCCGATGCTGACAAGCCGCTGCGTGCCCTTCTTCGGGTCTTTGCGGACGCTGTAAATGCTCAGTCCGAGAATCAGGCCTAATCCCATGCCGACGACTGTACCGACGCCCGGCGTCACGATAGAGCCGATAACAGCGCCAAGCAGCGCGCACAGCACGACGATCAACTCGGAAAGAAGCTGCGATTTGCCGCCGTGTTCCTCGTCCCCCTCTGCAAAGCCGGTGAGATAGAGGCCGAGGATCGCGCCCAGGCTGAAACCAGCCACGCCGCCGGTGATGCCAAGAAACACGCTGCCAAGCAGCGCACCGAGCAAAGCCGTGATGACCACGATCCACACATCCTCTGCGTCCATCTCGGTTTTCCATGTTTCGGGGTCAAGGCCCACAAGGTACAGCCCCAGCAGCACACCGAGGGATAAACCGATGACGCCGCCCGTGATGCCGCCGAACGCCGCGCCGAGCGTTGCACCGAGCAGCGCCGTTAAAACGGTCAGCCATGTTGCCTTGCTCTTGGGGATAACTTTCTTGTCAAAGCTCCATTTGAGGTCATCCACGACGATCTCAAGCCCCGCGCGGATGGTCTTAAAGATATCGTTGATCTTCTGGAACACCTTGTCGAGCTTTTCCATCATGGGGCCTTCGTCAAAATCAAAGTCCGGCGCAATGGCGGATGCTCCGCCGCCACCGTCGCCAACGGACGTTGTCGTGCTGAGTTTGTTGATCTCATCGAACGCCGCGAGCGCGTCTGTCGCTTCCTTTGCCGCCTTGCCGGTCGCGTCAATGGCGGCGGCCTCTTTGTAGAGGTTTTTGCCCGATGCCTCCATGCTCTTCTTTGACTTACCGCTCAGAATCGAAATGATCGTCACGATCTCCGACACAATGGCCGCAAGCAGATTCATTAGCCACGTCAGCGCCGGAATGAGTACGTCCATCAAAGGCGCGGCCAGCGTCAGCAGCGCACCTTTGAGGCGGGCAAAAGCGTCGGATGCCTCTGCGCTGGTCTCAATAGCCGCCTTGATCTGCTTGCGCAGCGCCATGAGCGCCGCCGTGATGACTGAGAACACAAGCATAGAGCGCGCTAAACTCTTGACCTGATCTCTGAAACGCGCGGCATACTGGCCCGCTTTGGCAAGCGCGGAATTCTCCGCCTCGCGCTCCCTGCGTTCCTGCTCCGTATTAGCGATCAACTCACCGGCGGTTACTTTCGCCTTATCGAGCCTTGCCGTCATGCTGTCGATGTTGGCGGTCGTCTCTTCGTAAGCCGCCGAAAGCGTTTTGACCTCCTTCGTCTGCGTGTGCAAAAGCTCCTCCTGCTGTTTGAGCTCCGCCTCCGCAGCGGCGCGGCGGTCGAGCACTTGCGTCTGATACTCGTTCTGTGTAAAGCCCTGTTTTTGGATCCATTCGCGGTCGTTCAGCCGTTCGACTTCCTTTCGCAGCATCTTCACGCGTTCCTCAGTAGCTTTCGCTGCCTGAGATGCGGCGTCAAGCTGCTTTTCAAGGTTCATCTTATTGCCCGTTTCCTTTTCAAGCTTGCTGTTCAGTTCGGATATCTCGTCACGCAGCTTGCTCAGTTTCTTTTGTGCTTTGGTCGAATCCAAATCACAAGAGAAAATCACACTGCCGTCAGCATTTGCCATTTGATCACTCCTTCCCCAATTTCAACCAAGTCGAAATGGTGGTCTCTTCTTCCTGGCTGAGCTTATTTTTTATGTTCACGAGGTCGCTGTTGCGGCGGTACCATTCGCGTTCGTCCTTTTCGAGCGTCTTTCCTCGTGCTTTTTTGTCTCTGATGCGCACGACCTGAGCAAAGGTGCAGTCCCCGAGATTGTTATACGCACCGAGGAACGTCCACCAATGGACGCCCCCGGTGTTGGTCTCCGCATCATAAGGGATTCCGCGGATATCCCGTCCGAATATCCGGTTGATGGGCGGGAGGATCAACGGATAATCCTGCTCCCAATCGACCAACTTCGGCGATTTCTTCTTATCCTGCTCTTTGCCGCCGTTCTGGAACCATGTAAAACGGTCTACAGCTTCCTGCAAATGCTGCGGCGGGATATCCTCAGGCGAGACATAGAACATCTGCAAGATGCCCTCTGCGCGGTCAGTGCCGCTCAAATCAGGATCACTCAGCATTACGAAGATATCGAGAATTACGCGAAAATCTGTGCGTATCTCATAACTCACTCCACCGATCTCGACGGAGACAGGCAAGCCCCAATTCATCGGCGATACTTTGCCGTGTACTTCTGAATGCGCGGATTCGTGGCTTTCTGCTCACGAGCAAAGGCGCTGTCTGTCTCATCCATCAGCGCAAGCAGGAAATTTACCCATACGTTCAGGCCGTCTGCCAGCGCATAAAGGTTCATGCTGCCAAAGATGCTGTCACACACCGGCTCTTCAAAAAGACCGTCAATGATCTCGCGCATCTCCTTGTCGCGGCGGTCGGCAATGTTGAAAATCTCAACGCGGTCGCCGCACTTCTGCACCTCATCTGCGTATTTCTCCTGTTTCTTGTCCAGCGTATCAAATGCGTTGTAAAGACGCTGGATAAATGCGCCGTCAGTCGGGTTGAAGCGGATGACGACATCGCCCTTGACGCCGTGGACGGTGTACTCCTGCACGCCGTTCGCAAAACTAAGTTCCATATTTATCTCTCCTTAAATTTGTTTTCAGGAAGCTTTGTATCAGAATGTTGATCTCTGCCGCTTATCGAAAATCAGAAGTTCTCCACGGCCTCGCCCGCGAGATCGTCCCATTTTTCGCTCATGCTGACAATTACACCGGGCGATTTGCGCCGGTAGCCGTCCCCGTCGCCGCAACTGTCAGAAATTGCCGAAATGCTGTCCCATGCCCGCATGACTGCGCCCTCCCCGCTCTGGCAGTCAAGAGCGATAGCGTTAAGGGCTGCGGCCTCTCGGCGGCTGTCCGTAGTCTTTGCGGCTTCGGCTGCGTAGTGACCAACTAACTTTAACATGGTGTGGTTGCTGTCAAATCTCTCCATGAACGCGGAGTAATCAGCCGAGGAAAGAACGCCGGTTTTCATCAGCTCAAGGGCGCTATTGTCGATTGCGTCAGGGTTTGCAATATTGGCGGCGCGCACTGCCTGTTCCAGCTCGGCGCGGATCGTGCGGCGCGTGGCCTTGAAGTTGTCCCAAACGCGGGCGCTCACCTCGTTAAAAATGGCTTCTGCGTCATGCAGCTTTAGCGCTGCGCGGGTTGTTCTAACCTGCTTTTCCTCGGCGCTGTCTCCGGGCTTCCATGCGTTAGCGTCACGGTTGGCCTGCTGCGCCTCTTGGAGTGCGCGGAAAGCGGTGTTGTATTCGCTGCGGGCTTCTTTGAAAGCTGTATCGAGCTTTCGGGCATAAATGTTAAATTCGCTCATGGTGTAAATTATCCTTTCTTTTTCATGCGCTGCCGCGCTGTTTTTTTTAAAGGTCGATAATGATAACGCTTTCGCAGTCTGATAAATAATCTCGTGCTGCCTGTTCCGTCTGAAACACCTTTGCAGGGCTTTGCGGCGCTCTGCAAGCCGCCCACGCGCCATTTTCAAGCAATAGCATAATTGCTACGCCCGTTTGCTTCTGCGCTGCAATCGCCTGTAAACGGGCAATGCGGTCTTTAACGCTGTTGCTCATAGATGGTCACTCTCTAGTTCCGGCAATTCCAGCTTGCCGCGTTCAATGGCTTCGTCAATAAGCTGGTAAAAGCTCAAGCTCAGTCCGTCCACGCCCTCGATTGGGTGCGGATAAAGGACAATGTGCCGCCCATCGTGAGTAACTGCGCCGTGCTGCATCAGGTAGTTGAAAGGATCTTCTTTTGTGTGATACTCTGCGCCGCCCTCGACGATAAAAGTAGTTTCATCGGCTGACAGCGACCTGAGGTATTCCCGCAACGCCGCAAGGCGGATATCAAAATTTTTCTTCATCGCTGTTCCTGCTCCCTTCGCCATGCTTCAAGCTCGTCAAGCTGCTGCATGATGTCTGTGATCTCCGTGTACTTCACCGTCTGCCGTAAAATCTCTGCTGCGGCGCTTACGCGGGTCTGTGCGGGCGCGTCTGCATCCTGCATGATCGTTGCCAGCGTATCCGCAGCGGCGTGCGCCCGCTCCTGCAGCACGTTACGCGCCGCTTCGGTTCGCTCGCGCCGTGCCTCGTTATACTTCTGCATAAACTCAGGGTCGCGTTTTCGGCGATAGATCGTCTGCTCGTTGATCTCGAGCTTTGCCGCCGCGCTCCGCACTGTCGCGGAGATCAAAAGCGCGTCAATAATGGTCTCGTCTCGAATTTTCTTTGCCAAAGTTTGAAAAGCCCCCTTTCCGGCTCTGCTTTATCTGACGTTTCAGTGTTTTTTATTAGTAATACTCCATCAGCGGTTTGCGGATACGCGGGTGCCGCAGGGCTCGTATTGCTTCCCGCCGCGCCTTTGCATCAGGCTTTTGACCAAGCCAAAACTCACTGATGATCGCGTCGCGCTGCGCATCTGTTAGTTGTGCAAGTGCCGCTTGCACAGCCTGTTGAAAGTCCCGCTGTTCGACGTCCTCAAAGGCCTGTTCTGCTGCTTCATCTGAGATTGTGTCACCAAGCGTCAGGTCGCTGTCCTCGTCGCCTATCGGCTCGTCCATCGACCGGCAAACAGTGTTGATGGGGTCACATCGCGTCCGCTGTGTTCGCTGCCCGCAGGCTTCTGTGAACTCCGCCTTGAGCTTAATGCCGTACAGCGTGAGAAATTCACCCTTGTTCACATCCCATGTTGGCAGCGTGTCCATGAGGGAGATAAACGCCACTTGCAGAAGATCACTTTCCTCGACACCCGCACGGCCTTCCATTGCCCGCACCCACCTCAAGGTCTGCTGCCACGCAAAGCGTTCAACCGCCGCCCAAAGTCTCAGAATGTCCGCCTCGCCCGCCTGCACCGCTGCTGCAATTTCGCTTGTTCGCTTATCCTGTGTGTCAAGTGATTTTGCTTGCATATCCGCTCCTCCTGTGGTAAAATCAGAATCGACAAATCGGATTCACCGCAAGAGCCGCTCTCCCTATTTGGGGAGAGCTTTTTTCATAATCGAAAATGACGGTTCATTGCCCGCTCAAACTTATCTCGATCATCAGCAGGCAAAAGCGGAATTACACGGTGCTGTATTTCGTCACGCTGGCGATAGCGCTCACGCTTCCGGCGTGCCGGTTTGATTTTCGCTAAAATGCTGGCCGCGGCCTCAATATTCATGCTGTAACCCTCCCTGTGACCTTGTAGAAGGTCGCGTCAACGTGACCAGTCGCGCCGCGTCGGTTTTTATCGAGCCACAACTCCAACAAAGATGGCGATTCCATGCGCTCACCTGTCTCACACGGCGGATTGTGCAGCAGCGTCACCGTATCCGCGTCCTGCTCGATAGCGCCGCTCTCGCGTAAATTTGCCATCGTAGCCCGAAAGCTACCAGAACGGTCAGAGGCCGCTGCGCGGTTGAGCTGGCACAAACACAGCACAGGGATGTTCAGCCTCAGTGCAAGCAGCTTCAAGGCCCTGCTGTTCCTTGTGGTCGCCTCGTAAAGCGAAAGCCGAGCTTCCGGCGGTTCAAGCAGCCCGAGGTGGTCGAGGATCAGCAGGCCCGGCTTCTCGCGATAGGCCAGCGCCTCCACCTGCCGAACGTTCATACCCGTGCGCTTGTTGAATACAAGCGGCAACGCGGAGAGCGCTGTCGTCCCCTCGGCAAAGCGCGTGTACTCGTTGTCCGTAAGCCTGCCGCCGAACATGAGCCGCGCCGATGACAGGCCGCCGATGTTGCCGACAAGGCGAGCGGAACAGTCCTCTGCGCTCATTTCAAGTGACAAGTATAATACCTTGACTCCGTTTCTTGCTGCATTGAGCGCGATTTGCAAGGCGAGCGCTGATTTTCCGACCGCCGGTCTTGCACCGATGACGTGTAACCCGCCGTTAATGAAGCCACCGCCGAGCAGTTTATCGAATCTCAGAAGGCCCGAGGCCACACAAGGCACTCTGCCTCCGACCTGCTCAGAAACGCGGTATCCGAGCTGCATCAGCACCGCCGTAAGCGTTTGCGAATCGCCGCGTGTGTTTTCCTCGGCAAGCCGCTGCAAAGCCTCCTGTGCGCGTCCAAGCGCGTCTGTAGGGTCATGCTCGGCGGTCATCAGTTCTTCGCCGATCTTTCGCAAGGAACGTGCAAGCGCAGCTTCCTTGACCGCTGCTAAGTAAACATCGAGGTTCGCCGTGGTTGGCGTTGTGTCCATCAATCCAGCAATCAGCTTGTCCGTCACATCGGTGCAATTGCGTCCCGCTTCCACTCTGACGGTCAGCGCATCAAAGCTGCCGCTTTCCTCGTACTGATGACGCATCGCCCGGAAAATCTCTTGCAGCGGCACGGAAGAAAACATATCGTCTGGAAGCTCTGCCGCCTCCGGAAACAACGACGGGTCAATCAGCAGCGAACCGAGTACGCCGTACTCGTTCAGAATAGAATTCACGCTCTCACCTCCATGTGTCCGTAGCCTCGTCGTACTGCCTGGGCTTGGGAACTGCGGAAGATTGTTCTCCGCCGTAGCCTTGACGCTCCCAAGTCCTGACGCAAGCCTTCCAATCCTTGATAGGCTTTCCTTTCCCTTGCACCCAGCCGTTTGCAGCGTAGTAATCAAGGAAGTATGCTGCGTCTACGCTGTTTTCCCGTTCGATACAGTAAGCCTGTACTTCCTCAAGAGTAGGAGGAATAAAGCGAGCGCGTGGCGGCGTAGCCGCCTTATTATCTATCTCTTCTCTTTCCTTATCTATCCTTACCTGTGTATCCGATTTGGATACATCTTGTATACATTGCGTATCCACATGACTATACCGTCCATTTTCAGCGATAGATAGGCGCTGCTTTTCTTCGGTGTAAATGGATGGTGTGTAGCGATCACGCTGGATATAATTGTTCACTCGCCAGTCTCGAATTACGCACACACCGGATTCAAACGGGATAACAAAGCCCTTAGCAATCAGCAGTTTCAAATCGTCTCCAGCAGCGCCGACCATTGCCGTAATCCGTTTTGGTGATGAAACAAAACCGTCATCGTCTGCTCTCATACCGAGGTGAAAATAAAGGCTTTGTGAACTTGCCGGAAGGTCGAGAAACGAATCCGTGTCAACAACATCGAGCGAAAACATCCTCCGTTTCGCCATTACCAACCCTCCAAAAATTCCTGACCCATCATCCGTGCGAGCACATCCTCTGCAACACGGGCGACAGCGCTGATTTCACGAGCGCGACGAGACATGGAGCGAATGAAACGTTTGACTTCGTCCTCAGTCGTGGGAAGAAAGTAGCCAGACTGATTGTCGGACAGGATCAGCGTCCCGGCCTTTCGTTCCCGCTGAATGCGTCGGCGAATCGACCTCTCATCTTCTCCCGTGAGCTGGACAAGCTCTGTGAGCGTCACACCGTTTTCGCTACCCCCATGTAGCAAGTCAGAAATAAGTAGCTTTTTTTGCGTCGCTGTGGTATTCTTTTGATGGGAAAGTGTGGTCGCCAAACCGCTTCCCGTCGCCCTTGTCGGTGTTCCCACACCGGCGAGGGCGTTTTCTTTTTTATCCCTCATTATCGATTTTCACCCCTGACTGTTCATTGAGCCACTGCTCAAATGCTTTCACAGGAATCCGCACACAACCGCCTAATCGTACGACGGGAAATCCGGGGATTCTCATCCATCGATAGACTGTTGGACGGCTGGCGTGCATTGCCTCGGCTAGCGTAGTGGGCGTATATGCCAAAATTTCCATCATTCCGTCTCCTTCTCCAACTTAGAGATAGCTTCAAGAATAAGCTTCTCCTTGCTACAGGAAAGAGGAACTCGCAGCCAACGAGTAATAGTTGGTTCGCTGATGCCAATACACGACGCGATCTTCCACAATGGGATTCCCGCGCTTTTTGCTCGCTGCCGCAAAGATAAATTTTCCATTTAGCTATCCTCCTACTTGACTTGCTGAATCAAATCTGCTATCATCGCCTTGATGATGATTTAATTCTACCGATTCGCTTCATTTTTTCAAGTCGATGTAAGTAAAATTTAATCGACTTATTTCTGCAATAGTTGATTTTGCTCGTACTTGTAGGAGGCCTGATATGACTAGGGAAGAACAATCTGTAAAGATGGGAAAGCGCCTAAAAGCCTTAAGAGAAGAAACTCCTTTAAATGGGAAAAAAATGTCCCATGAAAAGTTAAAAGAGAAACTAAAAGAAATATACGGGGTTGAAATCAGTAGAGACAGCCTAATGAACTATGAAGTAAGCGATGTCAATCATTCTAAGTTTGGCACTAACTTAAAAATGAATGTCGAATACTTAAACTGTCTTTCTAGTTTTTATGGTGTATCGACTGACTATTTGCTTGGTCGATCTGACGCTAAAACAGCAAATGAGGATATACAAGTTGCTTGTAAGACAACTGGTTTATCCTCAGATGCTATCGAGTCGCTACGATTTGACCACAGCCAGTCAAAACGGCGCGATATATTCGCCTTTGAAGATTTCTTAATAAAGGAAAGCTATGTTACTTTTTGGGCCGTTCAGATGCGCAATAGTGTCAAAAATATAATTCAAGTTAATTCTCTTCAATCAAAATTAGGCTCAGATATTGTAACGGATGAAACGAATTTTCACCGATGGCTGGCAATGAGTAGCTTTGAAAAATCTTTTAATAAGGCCGTGGAGGAATTTGCCAATCTTTATTCAGATGACTTAAAAATTGCAGACACAAATGCTTATCTCACTGCACGAAAAAACGAGTATGAAAAGTATCTAAAACGTATTGAAGAACTACAGTCAAGCCAAAAGTAAAAAACCGCCCCCGGTGTTGCAGCACCGAGGACGGTTATAGGGGGCAGCAAACTGATAGCCTACTGCCCTCCAATCATAACAAATGCAGGAGGAAAAAGCAATGCCAAGAAAAGCAAATACGCGCGCCGCGTCGGGCGCAGGCAGCATCCGGCAGCGGCCTGACGGTCGATGGGAAGCCCGTGTGACCGTCGGCAATGACCCAGGCACAGGAAAACCGATTCGCCGCAGCATCTACGGCAACACGCAGAAAGAAGTGTTGACCGCCATGCGCGACGCGCAAAAAGCGATCGACGACGGGCTTTACATAGAGCCGACGCGCCTGACACTTGCGCAATGGCTCGATATCTGGCAGAGCGATTATCTGCTCTCGCAGAAATACGGCACGGTCAAGACCTACAAGGCCCAAATCGCAACGCACATCAAGCCCGCCCTCGGCGCGGTGAAACTCACCAAACTCACGCCGCATATCATCCAGGGCTTTTACAACGATCTGCTCGCCAATGGCCGCATTGTTCCCAAACGGGACAAGCAGGGCAAGATCATCAAAAAGGACGGCGTCGCCGTCACGGAGACCGCACCGCTCAACGCAAAGACCGTGCGCAATGTTCACGGCGTTCTGACAAAGGCCCTTTCTCAGGCCGTCAAGGTGGGCTACATCGCACGCAATCCGTGTGACATGGTAGACCTTCCCCGCGTCGAGAAAGCGCAGATCATGCCGCTCACCGACGAACAGGTCAAGTCTTATCTCGCCGCAGCGGATACCGACAACGATTATGGAGATATTCTGAAAGTAATTCTCTTTACCGGCCTGCGTGAAGCCGAAGCGCTGGGGCTGACATGGGATTGTGTCGACTTCAAGAAAGGCACGCTCAAGATTTGCAAGCAGTTACAGAAGCGCCCCGCCGAGGCTGGCGGCTTCCAGTTTGCCGCCCTCAAAAACGACAAGACGCGCATCCTGCGCCCCGCTCCCTTCGTCATGGATATGCTGCGCGCCGTTCGCTCCAAGCAGGCGCAAAGGCGTTTACAGGCCGGTGATCTTTGGCAGGACTGGATAGATCCCGCCAAGCAGTACGCCGCCTGTCGGCTCGTTTTCACAAATGCGCTCGGCGACCACCTGCACCCGCAGCGCCTTTATGCGCATCATAAGAAGATTGCAGCCAAAGCAGGAGCGCCGGACGCCCGTGTGCATGATCTGCGCCACACCTTCGCCGCGCTCTCCCTGCAAAACGGTGACGACGTGAAGACCGTGCAAGAAAATCTCGGCCATGCGACCGCCGCTTTTACGTTGGACGTTTACGGTCACGTCTCAGAGCGCATGAAGGAGGACAGCGCCGCCCGGATGCAGGGCTATTTTGAAAATCTCAAAAAGGCATGA